TATCCTGATGATGCGACTACTGCTAACCCAACATGGCTGTATCAAAGCAACAGTTCAGAAGATCAGGCTTGGGTTATTGGCGGCACTGAAAGGATGCGTATCGACTCCAGTGGAGACGTTGGTATTGGTACATCTTCTCCATCATATAATTTGCATGTTTCAAAGTCATCTGACAGCGTAAATGTTATGTTTGAGGGTGGCGCTACTGCTGGAAACAATTCTACATTAAGAATTGCGATTCAGAACACCACAGGAACGTCAGGGATATATTTTGCCGATAGTGATCAAACAGGTGCCGGACGTGTTACGTATGAACACTCCGACGATTCAATGAGATTTTTCACTTCTAACAATGAAGAAATGCGTCTTGAAGCAGACGGTGATCTTCATGTTGATGGAGACGTGATTGCTTACTCAACGACAATTTCTGATAGTAGGTTAAAAGAAGATATTCAAAATATTGAAGGAGCACTAGAAAAAGTAAACAACATTAATGGTGTTACTTTTGTTCGTAAAAATAATGGGGAAAGGTCTGCTGGTGTTATAGCTCAGGAACTATTAGAAGTTTTACCAGAAGCAGTTAAAGAAAAAGAGTTAGCTCTTCAAACTGCAGATGGTGAGAGTTATTACGTTGTTGAATATGATGCAGTTACTGGATTATTAGTTGAGGCGATTAAAGAATTAACAAAAAGAGTTGAAGCTCTGGAGAGTTAAATGGCAGTAAAATCCTCAGGTCCAATATCATTTACTGATTTAGTAGCTGAATTTGCCGACACTGCTCCACATTCAATAAATGAATTTTATAGAGGTGGGGGAAAAGTTCCTGACGCTCCAATTAATTCTAACGTTCCAACTTCTAATGAAGTATCGATGGGCGATTTCTATAATGCTGCCGCTAGAGTTCCTGTTGATATAACCTATTCTTCTCCAGCACAAAACGTTGATCTTTGGAGTGTTGCTAGTGCAAGTCCATCATATATCGCAGGCATTAGTGACGTAACAGTTACTATCGATTCCGGACAAAATATCGGTGCCGCAACTACATTGGGTTATGCCTTTTCGGTGCCAGCAGCATTTGATTCTGGTGACACCATTAACATCGTAAATAACGGAACTATTATTGGAGCAGGTGGTGCAGGTGGAAGAGGATATGTTGGTTCTGGATATCCTGTAAACTATTATCCTGCTTCAGGATCATCTGGTGGTAATGCTCTTTATGTAAATTTTCCTATTACTGTCACTAATAACGGAACCATCGCTGGAGGCGGTGGAGGTGGCGGTGGAGGTGGAGGATCTGGAGCATATGGAGTATCTGGCCACGGTGGCGGAGGTGCTGGTTTTACATCTGGAGCGGGAGCTACTTATCCTGGAGCTTTGACAAATCCTGTATATCTACCAGCAAAAGGTTCTGATGGTACAGTAACAGCAGGAGGTTCAGGTGGTTCGGGGGTTCAAGTTGATAATTATGCTGGAGGTGCTGGTGGTGGTCAAGGTGCTGCAGGTTCAGCAGGTGCTCCAGCTGGTGGTGGTTATGTGTTTATACCTAGTGCATCAGGAGGTAGCGCTGGTTCATACGTAGTTGGTAATTCTAATGTTACTTGGGCAGCTACTGGAACTAGATTAGGTAGTGCTTCATAAATAAAAAATTTGAGGAAATAACAAATGGCAGTTCCATCATCTGGAGAATTAAAATTATCTGATCTTGCTGCAGAGTTTAGCGATAGCGCACCACATCAGATGAGTGAATTCTATAGAGGTGGTGCTAAAGTTCCTAATGCTCCAGCAAATGCAGGAATACCAACGTCAGGTCAAATAGGTATTGGTCAATTTTATGGTGCACAAAATAGAATACCATTGCCACTTTCTATTACTAGCAGCACACAAAATTACGACGTATATACACAAGCCAGCGCCAGTCCACTATATAGCGCAGGTGCCACCGATATCACATTAACCATAAGTCCTGGGATTAATGTTGGATCAACTTCTACTGGAACATATGCACTAGCAGTTCCTGGATCATTTACTACTGGTGATACTATTACTATTGTAAACAACGGAACTGTTATCGGTAGAGGTGGTGAGGGAGGAAGAGGTGGTGCTGGTAATGGAAGTTACACCAAAAGTGGTGCACCAGGAGGTGCAGGCGGTAATGCAGTATATGTAAACTACCCAACTACAATAACCAATAATGGAACACTAGCAGGTGCTGGTGGAGGAGGTGGTGGGGGGTATGCTTTTGGTGGCGCTAACCAACTCGCTGGTGGAGGCGGTGGTGGTGGCGCAGGTTACAGCGGTGGCTCTGGTGGTGCTGGAGGTCCTGGTACACTTGGCGGTGGCTCAGGTGGAACAGGAACTTTAACTTCTGGAGGATCAGGAGGACGTGGAGGTGGTGGTGGCGCATTCCCAGGAGGTGCTGGTGGTGGTCAAGGTTCTGCTGGTACAGGTGGATCAGGTGGACCATACGGACCTCCAGGAGCTGGTGGAGGTGCTGGAAACTATATAGTTGGCAGCCCACTGGTAACATGGCCAGCTACAGGAACTAGATTAGGTGGTTCTTCATAAATAATTTTATAGAGGATAGTATTAATGAATACAGTAACAGTAAAGATAGTTGAGTGGGATGAAGAGTCTCAGTCATTAATTTGTTCATTTGCTTCAGATGAAACTAACTCATCAGATCCAGATACTTATGGCAAACTAGCATTTCAACCAGCTATGATGTGGCCAGACGTAACAGATTCTGATGAACTTCTTAAGAAAATTGCTCAAGCAGGAAAATCTGTTTGTGAGGAAATAAAGATTAAAGAAACTGTTGCTAGTGATAATGATAAAAAATCTCTATATACAAACTTAGTAGGAACGAATACGACATACAATGTATCTGACATAACTTAATTATTAAATTATTATATGAAAAAAGTTAAATATGTTAAAAATGCGCTTCACCTTGATAATTGTGAATATCTAACAAATTTTTTAAGGGAAATATCAAAAAGTGGTCAGGGCAAAGGTGATATACAATGCCCCTCAACTTCTTCAGTTAGATCTCATCCGATATTGGATCAACTGCTTGAAGAATTTACACCTAGGATGGAAGAAGAAACAGGTAAGAAACTTTTTCCAACATACTCTTATGCTAGGTTTTATGAGAAGGGAGATATATTACACTGTCATTTAGATCGTCCTTCTTGTGAGTATAGTGTTACTATAACTCTGGGGCATGATAAAGATGTCTGGCCAATATATTTTGCGGAAAAAGGTGAAGAAACTGATATTGGAAAGGTTGGTTGTCAGGGTGAAATTTATAGAATAAAAGATCCAGTAAAGTTTGATATTCCTGTTGGCGACGCTGTGATTTATGACGGATGCGAACTACCTCATTGGAGAGATGTTTTAGAAACTGAATGGCAAGCACAAATATTTTTACATTATGTTGATCAAGATGGTCCATATGCTGATTATAAATTTGATAAAAGACCATGTCTGTCTCACCATAATGTTGATGAACCAGTAGTAGATAATAATGAAACATTATATTGGTATGCAATAAATTCTATATCTAGAAATTCTTGCCAACAAATGATAGAAAAGTTTGAGCAGCAAGAATTAGAACAGGCGATGGTTGGTGTATTATCTGGTGATTTGAATACAGATGTTAGGCATGCAGAAAGATTAGTTATACCAAATGAAATAGGTATCGGTGCTACTTTAACTGGAATGGGACTAAACATAAATAAAAAAGCATGGAATTTTGATGTAACTCATAGCAATCAATCTGAATTTTTGAGGTATGGGATTGATGGTAATTATAAATCTCACGTAGATACTGCAGTAAATCCTAACCAAAAGGAATGTAGAAAATTAACAGTTCTGGCGTTTTTAAATGATGATTTTGAGGGTGGTAGATTTTATATAGAAAATTCATTTGAACGTTTTTATCCGGAACAAGAAGCAGGAACAGTTTTAGTATTTCCGAGTTTTTTAAAGCATGGTGTTGAACCTGTAACTAAAGGTGTGAGAAGAAGTATAGTTACTTGGATGGTTGGACCATGGTTTAAATAGTAAATAAATAGTTTAGTAAATATAACTTTTAGAAGAATAGAAAAATGGCTACAGTTACTCTAAGATCAGTAAAGGGAAGTCCTCTCACAGTATCTGAGATGGATACTAATTTTACAAATCTTAACAACGACAAACTAGAAACAACTTCATATACTGCCTCAGATGTTTTAACTAAAATTAAAACAGTTGATGGATCAGGATCTGGTTTAGATGCAGATTTGTTAGACGGTTTAAATCCCTCTTCATCTAATACTGCTTCAACTATCGTTTCTAGAGATTCTTCTGGAAACTTCTCGGCAGGTACAATAACAGCTTCGTTTACTGGAGATATTACTGGTGACGTAACTGGAGATCTTGTTGGTAATGTAACTGGTGACGTAACTGGTAATGTTACTGGTTCATCTGGATCTTGCACAGGTAACTCGTTGACAGCAAATTCGTTAACAACACCAAGAGATATTGGAGTTACTTTAAGTGGTGACGTAGCTGGAACAGCAACAGCTAGTTTTGATGGTTCTGCCAATGTTACAGTTACAGTTTCTACTACTGCTACAATTAATAATACTCATTGGTCGGGTACTGATTTGGGTATTTCCAACGGTGGTACAGGCGCTTCTACTTCTGCTGGCGCTAGAACTAATCTTGGATTAGGAACTACTGACGACGTACAGTTTGACTCATTTGGTGTTGGAACTGCAGCTTCAGGAACTACTGGCGAAATTAGAGCAACTAATAACATTACAGCTTACTACTCTTCAGATGAGAGATTGAAAGAAAATGTTAAACCAATAGAAAATGCTGTAGATCTTCTAAACCAAATTAGTGGTGTCAGATACGAGTGGACTGATGATTATATTAATTCAAAGGGTGGAGAAGACGGAGTATTTGTTCGTAAGCAAGATATTGGTGTAATCGCACAAGAAATTGAAAAGGTTTTACCTGAGATAGTTGCTGAAAACTCTGAAGGATACAAAGCAGTTCGTTATGAAAGAATTGTTCCTCTATTAATTCAAGCTATAAAGGAACTCAGCGACACTATCCAAAGTATGAAGTGATATAAATAAAAACATAAGTCTTATTTAAGAAGAAAAAAATGGCAACTATATCCAACATATACATTGATCAAGGTTCTGGATTCAGTAATACGATTACGGTAACTGGTGCTGATGGCAATGTATTAGATTTAACAGGATATAGCGCAGCTGCACAGATGCGCAAGTCATACGGTTCTTCCACTGCTTATACATTCACAACATCCATACCTTCTCCAGCAGAGGGTAAGGTTAGAATCGCATTTACTTCCACAGAAACGGATGATATTCCAGGTGGTAGATACCTTTATGACGTAGAAATAACAAGCTCTGGTGGTTCTAAAACTAGAGTAATAGAAGGAATAGTAGTAGTAACACCGCAAATAACAAAAGTATAATAATATGGCAGAGATAACAGCAACCATTTC